AGCAAACTCAGCAGGTTCATTTGCTAATGGTGCCTTTGATAGAGCCAATGCTGCATATGCTCAAGCAAATACTGGTGGTACCGATGCATGGGTTAGAACACAAGCTAATAATGCATACGACACAGCCAATTCTGGTGCATCTTTTGCTAATGGTGCTTTCACCAAGGCAAATAATGCATTACCATTAACTGGTGGTACTTTAACAGGTGCATTGATTATTAATGCCAACACAACAGTTAATGGAGTTTTTACTGTAACAGGTACTGGTGATACTGCTATTACATTTTCGGACGGTACAAGACAATATACAGCCAATTCTGGTGCAGTTTTTGCTAACGGTGCATTTATAACTGCTAATGCATCCTATGCATCACAAAATACCACAGCATCTTTTGCTAATGCTGCTTTTACAACAGCCAACTCAGCAACTACTACAGCAACTTCTGGTGCATCATTTGCTAACAGTGCCTTTGATAGAGCTAATGCAGCTTATGCTCAAGCAAATACTGGTGGTACTGATGCATGGGTTAGAACACAAGCTAATAATGCATATGATACAGCCAACTCAGCAGCCAGTTTTGCTAATGGTGCTTTCGTAACAGCCAATTCAGCAACCACTACAGCAACTTCTGGTGCATCATTTGCTAATGGTGCCTTTGATAGAGCCAATGCATCATTCATAACAGCCAACTCAGCAGCATCATTTGCTAATGGTGCTTTTACACAAGCAAATACAGGTTCAACAATAGGAAAATCTATTGCAATGTCAATAGTATTCGGAGGATAAAATGGCAGCACCAAATATAGTAAACGTATCAACAATAACAGGCAATACAGCCTTTTTAACAGCAAGTACAACAAACTCCAACGTAATTGTAAACGCAGCTGCATCAGGTTCCGTATATAAAATAAACACACTTGTGGCTTCCAACAAAAGCACATCATCGGCCGATATAACCGTGGAAGTTGTGAGAAGTGGTGCAGCTTATAGTCTTGCATATCAAATAACTGTTCCAGATAAATCAACAGTTGTCATATCTGGTAAAGATACTGCGTTTTATCTTGTAGAAGGTGACTATATAAGGACCTTAGCTAGTGCAGCATCAGCAATTGTTATAACATCATCTTATGAAATAATTACTTAAAATGTCTAGAAGCAGAAGAAACGCAGGAACTATTGGCCAAGTTAATTCTCCAAGACCATATTCTAAAAGTGGAGTATGGAGTATAGAGGACGCCGCATACAACAAAAATCCTGCAAAATTATCCAACAAACTTGAATATCCACCAGTAAGGTTGGATGAAATTGTTGACTATGATCCATATTATAGTTCTGTAACTTGTCACCTAACAAATAATTATGCTGACGATGTTATGCGTGACAAGAGTAAGTATAATTGGAACGAATACTATAGAGCAACATCAACAACCAGACCAGAAGCGAGTTTGTCGTTTCAGGGTCCAAGGTTTCCTTATTGGGCAACACAGTTTCAACCGAATGCTTATTATAACGTATTAGACACCGCAAGTCAACGTTTTGGTACAGGTAACTTCACGATTGAATTCTGGTTGAAACTATGTCGTAATGAAGCAGTAGAACACTATGTCATAAGTAAAGGTACTGTTGCCGGTAGAACCTCTGCAGGCTTGGGTTGGACAATCTACTTAACAACAACTCACCAATTAGGTTTCTATGATGGTCTGACTAACGTATCAACATTGAATACAACAGCGTTGGCAATGGATACATGGTATCGTTGTACTATTCAAAGATCGGGTACGGGTGCAGGTCAACTTTCTGTGAACATTAATGGATACTATGGTTCAACAGTAACAGGAACAAGTGCAGGTAACTTTGCTGATACAGGTAACCCATTAAGAATAGGTTGTGACAGAGTCGGTACATCGACTACTAACTTTGCTGGCGCAATAACAGATATTAGAATAAGTAACACAGCAATAACAGATGCTGGTACTTATTATACCAACACACCACTGGATATGACATATGCGAACTGCGTGTTCTCCATGTCTATGTCAACACCACACCACAATACTATTCCGGCAAAACACATACAAAGTGCAAACGTTACTGTTGCAGGTTCGGCAACGGGTGCAATTAAAACACAAGACGTTTGGGGTATGGACACATGGAACAACTTCGGTGTATATCCAAATTTACATTTTCCTAAACAAATTGGCCACGGAACACACAGCGTTTATAACTTGACTACTTCAGGTTCATTTAAGGTACATGATCTTTGGGCAGGACCACAAGCTGGTCTATTAAGATTTGGTTTGAATCCATTTACCGTTGAGTGTTGGATAAATCCAAATCAAAACGGTGTATCAGGAAGCGGTTCTATTGCGGGTAAAGGAAGTGGTAACTCTGGATCCGGTGGTCTTGGTTGGAATTTTAGATTAAATACCGCATACCAACTAGTTTGGGATGATGGTCCAAATGTATTAACATCTGGCTCTACTGGACTAATTTATCCTGGTGGTTGGTATCACGTAGCCGCAGTGCGTGAAGGCACAGGCGCAAGCCAATTTAAGATATACATCAACGGTGCTCTTGTATATACAGGAACAGTTGCAACAGACTATTCACAGACAGATGATTTGAGAATATGGGCATCCAGAAACGATCAATATCTATTCTCAGGTTATGCATGTGGCCTAAGAATTTCTAGTGCCGCAAAATATACATCAACATTTGACGTATCAACAACATCATTTATTGATAGTTCGATGACAGATAATCCAACTGATACATTATTATTAGTTGGAACCACAGGAACAAACAGACCACGACCACCGTACAACCAATATCTTAACGTTGGATATGCCGGTGTCATTGGACAAAAAAAGAGAAGTAATGATCCGGCCGGTGCGAGAAGTNTATTCCCAAGAACTGGAGCTGCATTTAACACTATTGCTGGCGGAACAGTTAACAGAATTGTGGTAACAGAAGCCANTAACGTTTTCGACTTTGGTGCTTGGGATGGTGGCTGGAATAGTTCACAAGGTGAATTCAGTATAGAATTTTGGTTCAGAGATTCACTAGCCACTGATGCCATTACTGTAAGAAGAATACTTTTAGACACCAGAGCTACTTGGGCTGATACTGGTATATCCATAAGTATTTCGGGACACAGAAAGTTGTCTGTTGAAACTAGTGGTAAATGTGTACTACAAGACCAACACAACCGAATTGAACCTTTTGTTTGGTATCATGTCTGTGTACAACGTGTTGGTACCTGGTTGGCACTGTATGTTGATGGTGAAAAAATACAAGAAGTTTATGCGGTCCAAACAATTAGTTGTCCTGCAAACAAATTAGTATTACTTGCATCAACATCAAACATGGCAATGGGTCAAAACTTTTTGGGATCCATCACTGATGTTAGAATATGCTCGGGTTTATTTGGACCAAATGCACCATACACTGGTATTCCATATAACAAAGGTAATAAAAATCCAGCAACAATTCCTGTACCGACCGGACCACTACCATTAACCGAAAACACGGTGTTTTTGTTGTCGGCTGCAGCAGGCATCGTTATGGATTCCTCAACAAATGATTTGGTAACAACAGTTGGTGGAAGAAGTGAGNCTGATTTTACGACTGGTTGGAACGTTTACACTAGTTGTACTGGCCCATATCCTCCTGCACCGTACAATGCGGATGCAATGGTTATAGGTGACGGTATAGGTACCACGTCTGATGGTGGGAATGCTTTCGGAAACGCACCAGCAAGCACAAGTAACAAAATAGAATTTGGTTGGATGACTCGATTGAGTATTCCATGGACCATAGAAACCTTTTGGTATATAAACCAAGCTGAACCGGCGGTCTCTGGTGGACAATATCAATTCTCCACCTGTAACACTTTGGGTGGTGAAGGTTGGTCTTTACAGATTTTAACGAACGGTGCAGGTAATTTTAGTTGGGGTGATATTGTCTTCCAGTTGTTTACAGAACACAACGCTGCCGTACAAAGACTAGGCACAACAAGTGGTACTGTACCTAACATAAGACCACACAGTTGGAACCATATTGCTGTTGTTTATAATCCAAACGGTACAAACAAACTTGCTTTATACACCAACGGAAAAAGAATTGCTGCAACTGCAACCGCTTGGACAAAAGGTCAAAAACCATACACATACCAAGAATTACAAACAACCTATGGTTCTGGTCCAGTTCGTATTTCGAGAACAGCAAGATATGATGTTGATGCAGCAACATATACTATGCCAACGTCCAATTGGACTTTAGACAACTACACATACTATCAATCAATGTATGATGGTCCATTATTGAATTTACAAGGCGATGTGACACCTTCTTCTGCTGGTGGTATGATATCATACAACACCAAAAAATTTGGAAATTCAAGTTGGAAATTCCAGAACAAAGAAAGTACATTCCAAGAAAGAATTATTTTACGTAATGGTGCATGGAATACTTTAGGTACACCAACTCATTATGCAGATTTTACTGTTGAGTTTTGGGCTCAATGGTGGGATGCTGCATCTGGTGGCAGAGACTTTTTCGCAACATATGGTAATTCAGTATATCATCACGCAAACAATTTACTGATAGGTGTTACACCAACCGGCCTATGGCAAATTAAATACCAAAGTAGTGGTGGTACAACACCATCTGTTTTGCAAACCGCAGCATCAAGTATTGTGTGTGCAACCACATCCAGTGGAAGATTTGACCATGTGGCCGTAGTTCGCCGTTCAGGTAACTTTTATCTTTACGTGAATGGTCAACAACAAGGTATGATATTGATGGGTGATTATAATACAGGAACAGGTTTGGCTACAAACTATACTCTTTCATATAATCAAAATATGTCAGATTGCATCATCGGCGGCGATTTTGCAAATTCAGCAAACACAACCGGATGGTGTGGTTCTATACAAGATTTTAGATTATCTAAGATGGCGAGATACACCACACTTGAAAGATCCAATTTGATGGTGTATCCAAGCACGACCACAATTGCGTTGCCGAAAGATTTACATCCAATAAGAGGTGGTAAAACATCTAACAACTCTGTGTTCCTATACAACAGCAGAGATAATAATGCAAACGTAGGTTCAATCTATATGTGTGCATCAACCTCAGACATAACACCATATTACTATACTGCCAATAATGCAGCATTAGCTTTAGATGGTAATTGGACAATTGAGTTTTTTGCAAAAAGAATTGATTACAATTACCAAGGTTCCGGAACACAAGCATACTTAGGTTCATTGAATAGTACAGGTGGTGTTTATCCAAACAACCAGTCATGGAATGTTGTAATGGGAAATTATGGTTATGTTGAGGGATTTCACTTCAATGCACAGCAATGTAACCCAACCAATTCCAACTATGGTGCATATGGTTACACAGCAGGTAATGCACTTACACCTGATAAAACATGGGTACACTATGCAATTACGAGAAATGCTGGCACAATTAAAATGTATGTTGATGGTGTCATAACAGCAACCACAACAAGTAATGTGCCAGCATCAGCAACAATTAGTAACACTACACAATGGTTTATTGGAAGTGGATTGTATGGTCACATAAGTAATCTTAGATTCAACAAAGATGTGTTGTATACAAACAACTTCACTCCACCAAATACAAAACTAACAGCATTAGCGAACACTGCTTTATTGATATACCCTTTGACCTCCGATGGTGGACTGAAAGATTATAGTAACAACAATATTGACATTTATTACTTTGATGCTGATACTACACAAGGCACTGGTGGTGATGTTATTGTTATTTCACAAGATTCACCATTTGGTATGAACATTTCATAAGTGCGAGTTTTAAATAGGTAAAAAAATGAATACAGATAAATTTCCAAAATTACCAACAGATGGAGAAACACTTTCATACAATGGAAGAATTTATACTTTTGTTAAGGATGACAATGGTTGGTATAGTTCAAATGTCACACGACCAATCGACAGTACAATCGTAACATATCATTCATATGGTATAGGTATACAAATTTATGACAAGATTGAGGACATAAACAATGATGTTGTGTGGGCNCAAATTAGATTATTAAGGGATCAGAAAATTCAAGAACTTGATTGGAGATACAACCGATATAATAGACTAACAAGATTNAGTCTTACTCAAATTGATGATTTAACTAAACTAGATACCTATGCACAGGCNTTAGCTGATATCACAAAACAAAGTGATCCATACAATATAGTTTGGCCAACACTCTAAGGAATAAAAAATGGCACATTTCGCACAAATCGATAGTAATAATATCGTAACACAAGTTCTAGTAATAGAACAAGACGTAGTTAATACAGGTTTATTCGGAGAACCAAGTTCTTTCGTACAAACAAGTTATAACACTCACGCAGGTGTACATAGACTTGGTGGTACACCATTAAGAAAAAATTATGCTGGTATAGGATACACCTACGATTCTGTAAGAGATGCATTCATTCCGCCAAAACCTTCATATGACAGTTGGTTATTGGATGAGAATGCTTGTCAATGGATGCCTCCAACTCCTTATCCTGATGATGGAAAATCATACAACTGGGACGAATCAACAACTTCATGGGTAGAAATAACAAAGTAGGTATCGTAATTATTATAGCCTAAATATATTATGCTATTTGGAGAAAATATGGCTACAATAACAACTAGAACCGCTTTTAAAAATTATTGCCTACGTAGACTAGGATTTCCAGTTATCGAAATCAACGTTGATGACGACCAGGTGGAAGACCGTATTGATGATGCACTTCAATACTGGCAAGATTACCATTTTGATGGCCTACAAAAAGTCTATTACATTAAGACGATAGACCAGACAGACATTAACAACAAGTATTTGAACATATCTCAAGCCAGAGATTCTTCAAACAACGTTCTACAAATTGCTGGTATCACCAGAATATTTCCCGTTTCCGATTCACACTCACAGGTTAATATGTTTGACTTGAGATACCAGTTGCGTTTAAATGAGTTGTATGACTTTACCTCCGCTTCATACATTAACTATACGTTGACATTACAACACTTACGTATGTTGGAACAACTGTTCTCTGGTGAGGTTCCTATTAGGTTCCAACGACACATGCAAAGACTCTACATTGACTGGGGTTGGGGCCACAGTCAAGCACCAGTTGGTACAATTGTTATTGCCGAATGTTATGCAGTAATTGATCCAGATGTATATACACAGGCTTGGAATGACCGTTGGTTAAAAGAATATGCAACAGCCCTAATCAAACGTTCATGGGGAAATAACCTCAAAAAGTTTGA